GAGCGCCGCCAGCTCAACCCATTGGCCAAATTGGCATTTTACGACCAACTCCGCATAACCATGCGCTCCGCATATTATCGTATCGAAGTCTGATCCCGCGCTGCTGTGCCGCTGAAGTCTCGGCGGTAGGGAAGCCTGCGCCGAACCGAGCCGTCGCCCGTCATGGGCGGCGGTTTCGTCGCTCTAACCCGGATTGCCTCGAAGACCCGCCGCAGGGCGAAAGACCGCGCGATGCTCACAACGGTGAAGATCGCGCCCATCTTCAGATTCTGCGCCAGCGTCGTGTGCAGCCCGAAGGTAGGGAAGATCAGGATCTGCGTAAGAACCGCAACGCCGTAGCCGACAAACACGTTGGCGATAGCCTCGATCAGCGACATGAGGCGCGACTGTTTCATGCTGGCTCCCCTTCATCCATCGGCCAGCAATTGAGCTGCGAGAGTTCGTAGCGCATGAGCGGCAACCAGTGGGACCACACCGTTGCCGCAGAGCCGAAGGCGGTCCACCCGGTGGGCCAGCCCATCAGCGCCTCGACAAATGCTGGGTTCAGCGTCCTGCGCGGTTCGGAGGTATCGCTCCCAACCGTCGGCGTCGCCAGGACCTGGCGGCCAAGCAGCCCGTTGACCGGCGTGTTCGCCAACGTCGTCGCGCCGTCCTTGTGATCGCGCGCCGTTGGCGTCATCCACATCTGGCTGACGCTGGTCAGGTCGGCAAACTTTCGGTTGCCCGCGCTCGGCTTGTTTCCGTCCGTCGCCATCGGAGTGGGCCAGTCCCGCGCGATGCCGTCCAAGCCTTTCTCGTGATTCCGGGCACCGCCTTGGCTGCGGAAACTGTCGATCTGCGGCGTCGGCCACATCGCAGCCGAGGTCGCCAGGTTTATCCCGTGTTTGCCTGCTTCCTGCGACGGCGTCGGATTCGTTTGCCGGTTCTCGTTGGCGCTCGCCCGGGATGTCGACCAGAGACGGAGCATCTCGGTTCGGTTCCTTCCACTCGAGCGGATCCCAGAGCAGGCGCGCGGGGTCGGCCAATTGGTCGTGCTCGCGGTGCGCGAGTATGAACAGGCGCTCGCGCTTGTGGGGCGCGCCGACCTCCGCCGCCGTGAAGAGGCCTGCCGCAAGGCGGTAGCCCATGTCGACCAATCCGCTGGCGACTTCGGGGAAGCCGAGGCGTAGATGATGGGCGACATTTTCGAGGAAGACGAAGGGCGGCTGGACCTCTCCGATGATGCGCGCGACATGCGGCCAGAGGTGGCGCGGATCGTCCACGCCCCGGCGCTTTCCCGCGACCGAGAACGGCTGGCACGGATAGCCCGCAGTGACGATGTCCACCGCGCCGCGCCAAGGGCGGCCGTCGAAACTGGCAACTTCGTCCCAGACAGGCGCCGGATCCAGGGCCGCCTCTTCCATCCGTGCCACGAGAATGGCCGCGGCGTAGGTTTCCCGTTCGACATGGCCCACAGTTCGATATCCGGGCATGGCGATGGTGAGCCCGAGGTCGAGCCCGCCCGCGCCGGAACAGAGCGAGAGTCCGAACAGGTCTCCGGCTCCGGAAGCGTATCCGGAGGAAGGTAAAGCCAGGTCATGCATCGCCTCAGCGTGGATTGGCCGTCAGATCAGCGAAGCTCTCACCGGTCCCGTCCAGCACGGCCTCTTGGCCAGTGAATTGCTCCCAGCGCTGGATGGCGACATCGACATAGGCCGGGTTGAGTTCGATCCCGAGGCACACGCGGCCGGTGGTTTCCGCCGCGATCAGCGTGGTGCCAGATCCCATGAAGGGCTCGTAAACCGCTTGCCCGGGGCTGGAATTGTTGAGGATAGGCCGACGCATGCATTCGACGGGTTTCTGTGTCCCATGCACGGTTTCCGCGTCCTGATCCTTGCTGGCGACTTGCCAGAGCGTGGTCTGCTTTCGGTCACCCGCCCAATGGCCCTTGCCGGATTTCTTCACGGCATAGAGACAAGGCTCATGCTGCCAGTGATAATCTCCGCGGCTCAGCACCAGGCGATCCTTGGCCCAGATGATCTGGGACCGGATGTTGAAGCCGGAGGATTCGAGGCTCTCGGCAACGGTCGTCGCATGCAGGGCGCCGTGCCAGACATAGGCCACGTCGCCCGGAAACAGCGCCCACGCCTCGCGCCAATCCGCGCGGTCGTCATTCAGCACCTTGCCGGTGCGCTTGGTCGCGGCCGCTCCCGCCTTGTTGCGCCAGCCGGGATCGTATTCGACGCCGTAAGGCGGGTCGGTCACCATCAGCAGTGGTGTCACATCGCCGAGCAGTCGTTCGACGTCCGTGGCCACCGTCGCATCCCCGCAGAGCAACCGATGCTTGCCCAGCACCCAGACATCGCCGGAACGGCTGATCGGGGTTTCGGGGACCTCTGGAACATCGTCCTCACCCTCGCGGGCTACGGTTTCAGGGTCGACCTCTCCGGCCAACAGGGCCTCGAGTTCTGCGTCATCGAAACCGATGAGCGACAGATCGTAGTCCTCGGCCAACAGATCGTTCAGCTCGGCCGACAGCAGCGCCTCATCCCAGGTCCCGAGTTCCGTCAGCTTGTTGTCCGCGATGCGGTAAGCCCGGCGTTGCGCCACGGTCAGATGGCCCAGCACGATCACCGGGGCCTCGGTCAGCCCCAGCTGCGTGGCGGCGAGCACCCGACCGTGGCCCGCGATCAGCTCGCCGTCGTCGGCGACCAGACAAGGAACGGTCCAGCCGAACTCCGCCATGCTGGCAGCGATCTTCGCGACCTGGTCCGCGCCATGCGCCTTCGCGTTCTTCGCGTAGGGCTGGAGCCTGGCCAGCGGCCACATCTCGATCGCCTCCGGGGCAAAGCTCAGGGTCATGCGGGTCGGTTCGCCTCAATCGGGTGGACTCTGGACACCGGCAGCCAGCCTGGACTCCACGAGGGGTCCAGCGGCTACCGGGCGTGTTCGGTGCCAACGGTTTGTTTTATTGTGGTTTTCAGCGGATAGCGGGTGGATGCCTACTAGGGGTGGCTTCCCAAAAAACGCGCCCTGTCGCTGGCGATATTGCGCGCTTCGCCCGCCCGTATACGTTTGGGGCGAGGAAGGACCCGCGAATTCAGTGGGTTAGCGCGCTGGATGCCAGTTGGACCCTTGGTTGGACCCCGGAAGCCAGTGCCGCAGGTCGTCCCGCGCGCGCCTCTCCCGAGTATATTCCTTTTTTAACCCCCAGCCGGGCTTTCTGTCTCATAGAAAACTGTCCGGCGGACACTTTCCTATTGGCCACGGGCGCTTACGCGCCAGCGGCCAGTTCGATCACGCGGCGCTTCGACATTTTCCGGTTGAACCGTCGCCTGTTGAGCGTGAGCGCGATCACGGAAATCCCGAATTGCCAGTGCTGGTGGGCTGCAGAACGTTGCAGACCGACTGCCCAGCAGATCTCCTTCCAGCGTTCGCCATGAGCCTTCATCCAGACGATCTTGCCGTCGATGGGCTCGAGGCAGGCGGTCCAGGTCAGCGTCTCTTCCATCCGGCTGATCGCCTGCGGCGAAGGCAGCACACGCATGGGCTTCGGCTCCTGACCTACCTTGTCGGCGAAGCTGTAGACCGTCTCCGGCCAGGTGCTGAAATAGCCTTGCCTGCGCGGTTCCGGCAGGCGCTTGAGAACGAAGGCGGCTTCGGCGAGGCGTTCCTCCACGAGGTCGGGTGTCCAGTCTGTCATTGTGACACCTTCCGATGTTTCGGGCACTGCCCGTACAGCTTCTCGCCGAGTTGGCGGACCAACTCCCGTTCCGGCCAGGTCAGGCGGTGATCGTCGATGGCCACAGCCAGCAGGCCTTGCTCCTGCCAGCCATCCCGCTTCACATCGTCCGGGCTGCGGCGATGCCCGCCATAGCCCTTGGGCACAAACCGCATTCCGCTCATTGCACTCCCCCCTGTGTCTTCAGCGCCCAGAACAGGATCGCGATGGCATCGGCCTCGTTGTCATCGGCCGGGCTGAAGCCACGCGCCCGGGCGGCGGCGACCATGGCGTCCTTGCTGGCGTTGCCCTTGCCGGTGGCGAACCGCTTGATGGTGCCGACGGGAACGCCCTCGTAAGGCACATCACGCATCTCGGCCCATGCGGTCAGGGTGGCCATCAGACCGCCGTAGACGTGGGCAGCGTCGGTGCCCGCGTGGCGGCGGACTTCCTCGAACCAGATGGCTGCGATCGGGCCGGAGAGCCGGTCCATCTCGCCCAGCCAGTTGCCGAAGCGCAGGTAGCGCATGCCCCCGCCATCGTAGCGTCCCGTCTTGAACGACACCGTGCCACTGGTGATGAGACCATCTATGGACCGCAACGCCCAGCCCGTTGAGGTCCCGAGATCCAAGGCCAGGATGGTCCCCGGCAAAGCTGCAGTCAGGTGTTCGCTCACGGGTTCAATTTGCCTGTTCGACATTGTCATCTCCATTGCTGCTCGAAAGGTGAAAAGTGCGGGGCAGAACGGCCCGTGCGCGGATACCCAGCAACGTATGGGACGGGGCCAAACCCGCTGGTTGGCCCCCCATACGTAGTATGGGGGCTTTCCACACTAACTCCTCTTTTCCGGATAACGCGCTGATAAAAAACGAGAAATGAGGAGTTCGGAGGAGTTGGGGAGGAGTTAGGCCACTAACTCCTCTTGGGTGGTAAGTGATTGATTTCATTGAAACAGGAGTTCGGGAGGACATAGGAGTTAGGCCTCACTCTTAGGAGTTAGTGAGCCCAAATCCTCGTCCGCAACCGTCTCGGGATAGACCCAGACAGCCGGGTTTTCGACGTCCATGCAGACCCCGGAATTGGGGCATTTGTAGTGGCTAGGAAGAACGGGATCCGCGTCTTCAACAACCTCACCGGTCTCCGGATCGACACGGTCTTCAGGCCGAAAGCGCATCCCGTCGACACAGAGATAACCGAACCGGGATCTGACCTTTGGATAGCCGAAGGCGTTGCCATCGCGCAGGAACTTCACATAGCCCTTCGTGGCCAGAACGCTTAGCCGTTCGCGGATCGTGTATTTGCTGCCAAGCCCGCTCTTGTTCTCGAAGGCTTCGGCAAATTGCATGGTAGTGTAGAGATGCCCGCTGGCGGCCTCCTCAAACAAAAGGTCCAAGATGACATCGCGCTTGCGATCCCGTTCGGCATCATGCTTCGCGCCCACTTCCTGGCGGACCAGTCGCTCGTTCATCGGGTTGATCTCGACCCATTGACCGCAGACCTTGTCGATCAGCTTGGGCGGCAACGCAGGGCCGTTCCTGAGCTCGATCTCCAACTTCCGCTGTGAGCACTCCTCATCGGGTCGATGCAGGATCAGGCCGGAGGTATAGAAGCCGCGCAGCGCGCTGGCACCCGAGAGCGCGAGGAAGGGATCGTCCTTCACCTGCTGTTTGCTGAGCTTCTTGGTGTGGTGGATCAGGATAACCCCGCAGTCGGGGTCGATATGATCGCGCAGAACCTCCACCCGCTCCTTCAGGAAGAACATCATGGCGGTGTTGTCGTTCTCGCCGCCGCCGTCGGGCCCGCCGTCGAACAGGTTGCGGATAGGGTCGACGCAGAGAATGTCGGGCGGTGCGTCAGGGAACGCGGTCTGGACAGCGCGCGCGACGCGTACGCTGCCTTCATTGTCGAGCAACATCTTGAGCTTTGGCGTGGCGACGAAGGTATCGCGTGCGGCGGCCAGCACGTCTGGCGGCAGGGCGATCTGATTCAAGCGCTCGCGCAGATAGTGATACTGGATTTCCGCCTGCAGATAGAAGATCCGCAGCGGACGCGGTGGGGTGAAGCCGAGGAACGGCACGCCGGCGGCCATGTGAACGAGCCACGAGATCAGCAGGTCGCTCTTGCCCACCTTCGGCGCGCCGCCCAGCACCAGGAGCCCGCCTGGCGTCAGGACGCGGGGTGCGATGATGTCTCCGGGCATCGGGCTCTGGTCGTCCAGCAGCGCGCCGAGGGTGAAAGCGGGCATCTCGACCGGTCCCGGTGCGCCGGAGTCCAGCCGGATCAGCGGCGGTCCGCATTTCTCGACATGCCGCTCCCAGAGCCGCTCGGACTCGCGCTTGAGCCGTTCGACCGGCCACTGGGGTCGCAGCATCGCGGCGTTGTAGCCACAGATGCCTTCCCAACCTTCGTCTTTTGTCATCCGGCCCTCGTGGACCATGCGGATGAAATGGCCGATCGCTGCAGACGCCCCCTCGAAGCGGGACCAATCGTCCTGCGCCCCCTCCCGCACCGGGGTCACCAGCACATCGTCCATCGCCGGTTTATCGGGATGCGTGAACTCAGGCTTCAAGGATACGCCCGGCGCGGGCGGCATGTCGGTTACCGCCTCGATGAACTCAGCCAGATCACGCTCGTGGGCGGCGTTCAGCGCGACAATACGCACCTGCGTTTTCAGGCTGTTCTTATAATAGACCGAACCCGCCACCCGGATCGGCTGATGGGCGGAGCGGAAATGCATGTCGCCGCCGACCTTGGCTGCAATGTCGCCTCGCAGACGGCAGACACGGGCAATGTCACCCCCCTCGGCGGGCTCGGTTAGCGTCCACCAGACATGGCACTTTCGCTGTCCCTCCGGCGTCACGCCTCCGCTTTCCACCACCATCGTCGGGACACCGAGATGGCGCTCCAGATGGGCGCGCTTGGCGGCGATGTCACCGGTGTCGAGATCGACGACTACGGTCTGCATCTGCACGATCTCGGCGGCCTTGGCCTGACCGGATGCGGCCACTGTGCCGGGGATTACGTAGACCGCCGCACCCTCACGCGATGCCCATGTGGCGAAGGTGGCCATCTTCTCCGGGGCGGCCTGATCCGCCTCGAGCCAGATGTTATGCGGGCGGCCATCGATGCCCTGGCCTTTGTCTATGAAACTGCGGACCGGGATCAGGCCGTCGCAGTAGCCGAAGACGACCTGCATGAACTGGGCGATCTGCTCGGGATCAGGCTCGTCGCCGAACACATCAATCTGCGGGGCCGCGTCGTTGAAGTCGCGCCATGGATTGAAGTGGAGAATGTTTTCTTTGGCCTCATCAGGCACTGTGTCGTCGTGCATGGATGAATCCTCGCCGGGATTGGTTGGTTCGTCTGTCATTTGGCGAGGCCCCAGCACCGCTCGGCGTAGTCGCAAAAGCGGCAATCGAAGAAATCGCGATTGGCGGCGATGCGGGGCAGCAGTTCGCCCGCGTCGGTAGCCTGCAGGATCCGCACCGCCCGGTCGGACATGCGCTGCGCTAGATCGGCATCGAAGGGGACAAGCTCGTGGTGAAGCTCGGCCGTGTCCTTGTTGATTGCCGTGAACAGCGCCGGTGCGGACGAAATCCCCGGCACCGAAGGCTCCATGTAGGCCTGGTAGATCGCGATCTGGGCGGCATAGACGGGTTTGGAGACAGTCACCCCGTCCTTGACGCAGGCGCGCCAGTTCTTCGCGTTCATGGTCTTGCATTCCCAGAGCGCCGGGGTGCGCAGACCAAGTGCTGCCGGGGCGTCAGCGATGATCCCGTCGACATGGCCCCTGATGCGACCGCCCGCCACGGAGAACCCGAACTGGCCGCCATCGCGTTTCTGGGTGACCAGATCGATCCCGGCTGCGCACAGCCAGTGGATGGCGAGATCCTCGAGCTGATGCCCGATGGCAAAGATCCGCAGCGTCCGCCCGCCGAAGTCCGCCCCCTCATCTTTAGGCGCGCCGGCAAATTCGAACTGCAGCGCACGTTCGCAGGCATGCCCAAGGCGGGACGCACCGAGATAGGTTCGCGGTGGCGTGGCCTCACGTTTAGCGATGAGGGCGGCATCGACCAGCGCGTTGATCCGCTCGGCCATCGAGGGGCGTGGGTTGAAATCCAGCATCAAAACGGGATCTCGTCTTCCAGGGTGATCTTCGACATCTCGGCACGGAACGCGTTGATGGTGATGACGATCAGCTGCTGCATGTCGCCCGGCGACAGCTGGCCAAGCGGTCTCTCCCAGCCAATCCGTTCCATTTCCGGGGCCAGCGCGCGCATGACAGCCGGCAGGGCTTGCATTTCTTCATTCGTGAACTCGACCATGGTCAGTCCTTTCTTCGCTTTTCGCGTGAAGGCCGCCTGGCAGCCCATGGAGCAGAACCAGCGGCGTATCCTGTGCGGGCGTGGCTGGTGGGGATTGAACCAGCCGAAGCCACGTGTGCGGGACAAACAGACAGCGCAGAGCGTGCCGCGCGGATGCCATAGGCGATCAGTGCCCGATCTATCCGAAGCCGCCCTGGGTCCGGGTGGGATTTGCGCAACACAGTTCAGTTGCTGCATTCGCCGCATCCGTGTGTCGGTGAAGCGCATGAGCGCTCCACCTCAGACGGCCCGAGGCTCAGTCCGCCCACGAGGGACGCCCTTGCGGCGCTGGCGCTTGCGCCTCGTACGCGGTTTGATGCGCGGCGGAGGCAAAGTCCGGAGCTCCTGAAGGCGCCGCCGCCACCGGCGCCGCCCCCATGACTTGCGCATATTCGCGATGATCAGGCGTGATGGCGCCGCGGATCTCGTTCTTGTCGTCGCCACTGGCATCAGTGCCTATGTCGATGCGGGCAACGAACTCAATGCCGTCGAGATCGGCAAAGCCGTTGATGCGCCGCGCGGCCTGCGCTTCCGGCGACATGTCTTTGTCAGAAATCCCGCGCGCCGAATTCAGCATGCCGCGCACCAGGCTGCGGCCCATGTTGGCCCAGTCCGGGCCCTTGGGGCTGTGAAGCCCGATCAACGTGAAGATCTTGCGCCGGGCATATTGCCCCTCGGTCACGGTGAACTCGCCGTTGAGGTACACCGCGCCGGTGGAGCCACGCGTGGCATAGCCGCCGGTCCAGCCCTGCGAGGCGTCGTCGAAGCCGCCGGGGCGGATGGTCAGACGGACCTTGGCCAGCGTGCCCTTGGGAATGAGGTTGGTGTTGCTCTGCGCGTCGTTGAAGTCGTTCCAGGAACCCATGGGGAACCTCCTTTTCTGATCAGGATTGTGGTTGGGATTGGTCGGCACCGGCCGGATCGGCGGGTGGTCGGGCGTAGGTCAGGCGATCCATCGCCGCGGCTGCTGGCGTCCGGATCTTCGCCATCAGGCGGCCGAGATGGGGTTCTTCGACTTGGTCCAGACGGCCCGAACGGTCCTTGGCCGGGAAGCCCCAGCGATTGATCGTCTGGCAGACAAAGGCGCGGTACGGATCGCCGCCATCGGCTTTCAGTTCCGCCATGGTGATCACCTCATCGACGATCCCCGGCAGCTCCAACCCGGTCTTGGAACCATCGATCTGCGGCTGGAACACCTTGCGATTGAAGTCGTCAAACTTCTCGTCAAGGATCCCGACGAACCAGACATTCTTCGCCCGCGTGTGCTGCAGATGGGTGAGCCAGCCGATCATCTCGCGACCGTGCAGGCCGTAAGCCCCGCGCACATCCGGCTTGCCGGTTTTCTCCGACAGCGCCTCGGGCTGGCCCTTGCACCAGCCGAAGCACAGCCGCCCGGCCACGGTGATCGAGTCCACGAAAATGGTGTCGTAGTGATCGAGCGCAGCAGGATCGCCGAAGCGGTCGCAGACGGCGGCATAATGCGCCAGGCTATAGGGCTGCTCATCGCGCAGCGCCGGGTTGGGCCCACCGATGAACACCGCAAAATCCCGACATTCCGTCCATGTGCGCGGCCGGATACTGGCGCCCGTCCATCCCTCGATGGCGAGATCCCCCGCTTCGAGATCCATGAACAGCGTGCGGTCGGGATCGAGGGTCCAGAGCAGGCTTGTCTTGCCAATACCGCTCTTGCCGAAGATGCAGCCCTTGATGCCGCGCGGCTCTGCCAGACGTTCGTCGGCGCTGATGATGGGGAGGCTCACTGGTCAGCCCCCTGCGCGAGGATCTCGACCTTCAGCGTGCCCGGCCGAACAGTGCGCGCAGGCTCGAAGCCCTGGCGGATGGCCTCGGGCCAGGCGGCGTATTTGCGCTCCGGCACTTTGTACGCGAGATCGACATATTCGGCGGGATCGTCGCCTGCATCGCGGATCCGAGAGACCATGCCGGCCAGCCGACCCTGGTCCCAATCCACCCGCTTCGGCAGGTCGGCAACCACCGTGAAATCTCCGTCGTCGAACCGGACGGTGCCGGTGTCTTTACCTGCGGCCAGGCGTTCCTCGGCAGCGCGAGCGGCGTAGCGGACAGCGAGCCCAGCATCGAAGCGGGTCTTGGCCGCCTTGTCACGCTTCAGACGCTCGTCGATCTCACGCTGCAGGATTGCCAGCAACTCGACTGGCAGTGCCGCGATCTCGGCTGCGCTGAGGGATGGCAGATCGTCCGGCGTGGGGGTGTTCTCGGGGAAAGGCATGAAAGGGTCTCCGTAATCGGTGAAAAAGGCTTGGAAGGCGGACATCACGCGGCTTCGAGCAGGCGGGCCGACAAGGCGGCGCCGCTGGACCGGGGTTTGGGCCGGGCGATGGCGATATAGGCGAATTGGTCGGGGCCGATCCGCGCCTGGACGAGATGGACAAGGTTCTGCTCAGCCGCGCGAAGGGCTGCGGCCGCGACCTGACGCAAGGCGCGCTGACGGTCGGCAGGCAGTTTCGACAGAACGGCGGTGGCATCGACTGCCAGAAACCCGCGGTGATAAACCAGCGTCTCGCCGGGTTCGGCCTGCGCGATCCACGCACAGAACCCGACCTCGTCCAGACTGTTAGCGGCGCAGAACGGCACCACCTGGTCGGCCGCAAAGTCATCAAGCCGGACCATCATACGGCACCGGCCCGCGCATCCGCGCCGGTGCTGTGCCGAAGCTGCGCCTGCTCGAACGCGGTGATATCTTCCATGCGGTAGACCACACGGCCGCCCAGCTTCATGAACTGCGGGCCTTCACCGGCCCACCGCCATCGCTCAAGCGTGCGGTGCGAGATGTTCCAGCGCCGGGCTAGTTCTTTCTGACTGAGGTGTTTGAGCTGCATTTTCGTCTCCTGTCGCTCGCTGCGTTAGGAGGAAGATGCGAAATCCTGCTGTGGGATGTCGTCAGGATCGAAGTGGGATACGGAGGGGGATCAAATTGCGCCTTGCAACTCAGCGGCAAAGGCGAAGGTGGGGGATGGTGATCCCACTCTCATCCCCCGGAGCATCCCACTGTGGAGGCAAAGGGACCCGCGCGTCGGAGCGAGAAAAACCGAAATCAGCCGCAGTTCAGGCGGTAGTTGCCGCGCCCATTCGATTCGATCAGGGAGCGCCACTGCTTCTGGGATTTGAACACGTCGGACATCTTCAGGCTTTTAGAGCCCGCCGCCGACAGGATCGCCTTGCCGCTTTGCCAGGCCTCGCCGCGCCGCGCAGCCTCATGCAGCGCGCGGACAACTTGCGCCTGGATCGGCCCCAAGCGGAACTGATGCCCGCCACAACGCACATCTTGATAATCAGGCGACGCGCTGAAGACTGGTAGCTGCGGTCCGGTTTCTGCGCCCGAAAACCCTGTTTCCGCTTCGAATCGATCACGTTCTTCGCGCCTTAGCAACAGATCACCAATCATGACGAAGATCGGATCAGCTTCGCCATAAAGCGTTGCATAGGATGCGCGTGGCGTCCGGAAATCGCTGAGATGGACTTCGCTGCACCGGAACAATTGAAAGACGTCCTGCGCATACAAATCCAAGAGACCGCTGAACCGGCTCTGCTCGGTTGGCACCCGAAAGTGCTCACCCTCATGGGTTTCCTCGTAGTCACCCAGTTCCAATGGCACACCGAAAACGCGCACCGACAGCCGCAGCTTGTCGTTCTCTGCCAGATAGATCAGATCGGCCTCGGAGATGGACCAGCGATCGAGGATCTCCGGCAGAGTAAAATACGCCTTCTCGATCTCCATCTGACCTCCGATTCCTGCCGCTGAGTGTTTAGGTTTTGTTCTAATTCCTTGACCCCCTCCGATCAATCCTGTTTTATCCTATTTGATCCACAGCCCTCTGGGGAAAACATGACCGAGCATCATACGCTCTCTGATCGCCTCCGCGCCCGCGCTCAGCAACTCGGGCTTAGCCCCGCCCATGTCGCGGAAATGGCCGGCGTGAACCGATCCTTTGTCTACGACATCCTCCGCGGGCGCTCGACGCGACCCGGAATCGATAAGTTGGCAGAGGTCGCCCGCGTGTTGAAGGTGGAGCGGGAATGGCTGATCCACGGCATCGGCGAGGTTGAGGGTGAGCCGCCCTTCATCGAGAACCCCGATGAGACCTTCGTGGCGATTGCGCATGCCAGTCCGCGTCCATCGATGGGGGGCGGCGCGGTGGTGACCGAGGATCAAGATACGGCTGGCCGCGCGTATCATTTCCGCCGCTCCTGGATAAAGGGCAATCTCAAGGCCAGTCCGTCGCAGCTGCGCATCATGCATGTGGAAGGCGACAGCATGGCGCCGACCCTTCTGGACGGCGACACCGTGCTGGTCGACATGACCAGGCGCGCGCCCAACCCGCCCGGGATCTTTGTGCTGGATGACGGCATGGGGTTAGTGGCCAAGAGGCTCGAACATGTGCCGAACAGCGATCCGCCCGCGGTGCGGGTGATCTCGGACAACGGTTTCTACAGCCCTTACGAGCGCAGCGCCGAGGAAATCCACATCATCGGCCGCATCCGCTGGTTCGCGCGGGAGGTATAAGCATGCGCATTGCTATCTTTCAAGCTACGCCGATCAATCCGGTTTTAGAATTGAGAGGATGCTCGCACGCATTTCCTCCGGCTCAATTCCGTACCAATTTGAAATTGACGCAAATAGGGCTCAGCTAACGAAATGGACGGGACATCGGAATGGACTGAGATGGGCGCCGAGCAGGGACTGGATCACCTGGCCATGCTGTCGCCTGTGGAAGCGCATTACCAGTCCCTTGTTCGAGGATTTAGCTCTGTCACCACCCGGCTTCGAAACTACAGTTTTTATGCCTTCTGGGTCGTACACTACAAGCGACAGGTCCGAAACGATGCGCGACGGGTCTTCGAGGATCGAACGCGTCGCGTAGAGGCCCTCTACGCACTCGCGGCTGCCCAACGCACGAACGAGACAGGGGTAGCTGGATCTACTTTCGCCGACGAGAAGATTGAGGAAGGTGGGGATCCAATCGACTTCCGGGTCGAGACTGACTACGAAACTCCTCAGAAAAACAGATACCTAGCACCGCGCGGAGGAGCCTTCCCTGGCGTCTACTTCGGACAGATGTCGGAGATGGGCCTTATCGGCCGAGGCAAGCGTCACGGTCTACCAGTTCCGGATGAGCCCTGCTATGCGCTCGCGGACGCCTACGCGGCGTCGCATAGTGATTTCATAGACGGGTTTCTGCGGTGTGCCGAAGTTGGCCAGGTGACGCGCGCAGAGCTCGAACCGATGGTCGCTATGGCTCCATCTTCCTTGGATCAGGAGAGCGACGAGGCGGCAATCCTGCGGCGCCTCCTGATGGGAGAAGATGGTGCCGACCTGTCGATCAACCGCCGCGCCACACTTCTCGCTATCCTTGAAATCGCAAAACAAACGGACAGTGGGACCGAAGCCGAGTCCCCCTCAGTGAAGATCACGGAAGATATGCTCCGCTGGTGGTTTATTGAAAACGAGCCGAATGGAGCTCATGCCGATATCCACCGTTCCTGGCAACATTACCAGGTGGGAGACATGGTCCGGTTGGTCTACGAAAGTCTACTTAATCACGCGATCTCGGTGCTCGAAGACTTTAACGAAGGCCTTCCAGCTCCCGAACTTGTCTCTGAGTTGGTGGCCGATATTCCTGGCGTTCCTCTTGAAGTTTGGCTCACGACACTTGCTGAAGGCCCGGAGAGCCTGCGGGAGTTGCAGGCTCGCGGAATGGTTCACGATGCTCCGCTTGGAGACATCCTGGCCCCGTTGGCACGGCTCTGGCGCGACTGGCGCCACCGGCTAGGCGATCTTGGAGAAAGTTATAAGGAAGCCCCTGGGCAACAAACCTGCTTCACTGAACTGCGTTGGATCGAGGCCCACCTTACAGACTCCGCCGAGACCGCGCTTGGACAGTTGCTCTTCCACCGCGTACTTCGCAGGCATCTCGAGGTTGCGGCACGCAAGTTTAGGATTCAGACCTCTTACACTTATCTCATCGAAGTCGAGGAAGCTCGTCTGCGGGCCCGCGGAAAGGTGAATGTCAATCCGAGCGGCCCGCGCCTTGCGACAGCAATACGCTTCCTGGAAGATGTGGATTTGCTGAAGCAGGGGCGCATCACTCCACGTGGCCTCGCCTATCTGGAGGCCGCATTGTGAGGTATGATCAGGCCTTCCGGAGCACGGGATATCATACTGCGCTTCTGACTACTTTCAGCTTCGACCCCACCGTTTTTGAGAATGTGACTCTTGTCGCCATGCGCAGTCGCGGCTGTCGTAACATTGGCGTTCTCGCTGACATGACCATGGTGAACAGGACTCTTTTTGAGCTTGCGCCGGCGCCTCGGGCGGGCACCGCCTATCATCTGGCGAAGACATCCGTGGCCGGCGCTTTTCACCCGAAGATGGTCCTGCAACTCGGACAAAAGGAAGGCAGGCTGATGATTGGCTCCGCGAACCTTACGGGTGCCGGGCTGGTGGGGAATCTGGAGACTGTATCCACTATCGTTGTGAGCGAGGAGGATCGAAGCGCCGCGCCGTTGTTGGCGGAGGCTTTGCGTTATTTCGAGCGTCATGCAGACAAAAAGGATCGGGCCATGCGCGACGTGCTGGCCCGTGCTCGTGCTCGGTCGCCGTGGTTGGCAGATGTCGAGCCCGGTGAAGAGGTAACGATCGGAACAGAAAGGGTGGCGTTCCTCACTGAAAGTGAGAACGCCGGGATTGGCGAACGCTTCCGCGACTTTGTTGGTGACGATGTGGTCGATCAGCTGATTGTCGTCTCGCCTTACGCTGACAGGACGCTCGAGGGTTTCTCGCAGCTGCGCGCGGCGTTCGGCAGGCCAGCCACCTCATTCATAGTCAACCCCCATGAACAAGATTTCACGGCCGATACGTTTGAAGCTCAGACCGGTGCGAGCCTCCATTCGTCCGAGCCCCATGAGTGGGGCGGAGAGCGCCCCCTCCATGCCAAGATGGTTATCGTTTGCGGATCCCGAGCGGATTATGTGCTTTCGGGGTCAGCCAATGCGTCCGTAGCCGGTCTTTACAGCCGGCTCGGCGGTTCTGGGAATGCGGAGGCGGCGATCGCGCGGACCGAACCAGCAGGAACTGCCATTGACCGGCTGAAGCTCTCTGACTGCTTATCGACGCCGATGCCGCTATCGATGCTGAGCCTTCGACACCGCGCGCGCTCCGGCACGGAAGTCGACCGCCAGTTGCCGCCTGATGGTGGGGACTGCTGGATCGAACACGGTTTCATCTTCTGGCGTCCGCCGACGAATAGCGTTCCCGCGGAGTGCCTTCTGCGTCTGATGGACGGCACTGGTGCCGAGATGGCGGTGTCGTCTCCTGCCGCCGAGGGCGATTATTTTTCCTTGCCTCTAGATGCCGATGTCGGAACCCCACGCAGTGCTGTCGTGGTTTTCCCGGATGGGCGCGAAAGCGCTCCAATGCCGATCGCGGCACTGAACCGCCTGCAGACCAATGCCAATCCCCCAAGAACCGGTGCTGCCGGACGCATACTGGCTGAACTGGAAGGTCGCGACGACATTGACGATGAGGACTACGAGCGCGCGATGAAACTCCTAGCGCTCATTCGCCCCGACGAAACCCGTAAGCGGGATGTGGCGCGCAGGACGGATGACAACGAGGAAGATGAAGAAGGAAAGATCCTGCCGGAGAATGAATTCGGCGAGATCGCAAAGACTCCAGAGGGGCGTCAGGATCTAAAGACCGGACCGATTTCGGAGATGCGCCGTCTGGTGAACGCCTTTTTAGGTCTTGGGGCATTGGAAAGCGCCGATTCAGATGATCTCGACCCACTGGCCGATCATATCAAGAACGCAAACACCACGGACCGAACGGCTGCTGACGGGAGTGGCGCCGACGATAGAAATGACAATGGCAACGATGACGATGATGGCGGAGATACGGGGTCGTCGAGGCCGAGACGGCCGACCCGACCCAAGGGGTCAATGTCGATTGCCAATGCTCGCGCAGACAAGCTCGTCGGTCATGTCGATGAGACCTGCCGGGCTCTGGCGCGGCCGGACCTTGATCCGTTGAACCTGGAGAGCGCCATTCGCATCCACCTGCTTGTAAACGTATTTCTTAGCCGCTGCGCACCAGTCGGAGAAAAGGCTTCGGTGAAGCATCCAATCTTGGCTGTCGAGCTGCCTCGCAGTTGGATTCGCATACTCGGCCGACTCATCATCGCACTCGAGGCTTCACTTGAACGGACGGCGGCCAAACCTCCAGCCGAGGACATCGACGAGGAATGCGTCGAGGCACTGGCTACGATCCTATTCTGTGCTGGCCTCTTGCTTGATGCATCCCGCATAGCAGAGATGCCCCGTGCCATGGTCCGCCAATTCGAGGCCGCAAACGCTAACCTCGCGCGAAGCGTCGGAAAAATCCTCGACGGGAACCCTATGGCCGATGCGGCAGTCAGGCAAAAACTCCCCGTCCTTATGGCCAAGCACCGCCTATTCCCCGTGAAGCATGCCGCCGTGTAATTCCCAGCAAACCGCCGATTGAGTAACGGGACAAATGATCGAATTCCGCTCCCTCGCTGACGATGAACCAGCCTTGAGCTTCTCGCCGCTTTTGCGCGGAGTTCTGAAAACCTTCGCCTACGTCCAAGAGCATGGTTCCATCGGCCTCACCCCGTCCAAAGCCTTCAAACGCAATTTCGTTCACTGGGCCGCAGCCGAATTCGACTGGCCCGGGCATAGCGAGGCGGACCTCTTCGCCGTCAACAAGGTGCTCAACGAACATGACTTCATGCCGCTTGGGGATATTCACTTCCTGCTGACCACTTTGAAGATGGGTCGGCACTACAAGGGGAATTTCAAGCTAACGAAGTCAGGGGCGGAGCTGGCGCATCAACCCGGACGTCTGTTCGGGATCATAACGCCGTTCTACCTCTTTGAAATCGATCATTCGGGTTGGTCACGGACCCCGGACCAAGTGCTTCCGGGCAACTGGGACGTCTTCCTCAACGTCCTCAACGTCGAGACTGAGGACGGCGCAGCGGGCGCCCACCTGCGACAGATCTTGTTCGGTGAACCAGATCCCAGTCCCTTTCCACGCTACGATGAGATGATGGGCAGTCTTTATACTCAGGTCCTGCGCCCTCTCGTCTGGACCGGTCTGCTGCAAGAAACCCGGCTCAATGGGTCGTTTCGCTCGCAAGATAGCCTGTTCACCAAGACGCCGCTTTGGAAGGCCGCCCTGAAACTCGACACAGATTCGATGGTTCAATCCGCGACACGGCACTGAACGGCCGTGCGACGCAAACCCGATCCTGCACGCAGCATCCCGCAGCAGCCCTGCAACCCATTGTTTTAACTTGAATACCAGCGCCGCTTAGCAGTGTCCCAACAGTTGGTGTAACTCCCGCCGGTAGCGCGGGCTGAGCGGAGCCTTCGCATAGCGAAGCGAG